TTTAAGAAACATTTTTGTGTCCAGCCGCTGCGGAGAACGCCCTTGAGCATCCCTTGATCTGGCTTTGAGCATCATGGTTTGTGCTGCTTCGCCTAAATAAGCTGATGTTTGTTCGTCTTGTGTAATGGGCATCGCAAGCGCAGCGGCAAGATGCATAATAAATGCTCTACGAAAATAACCAGGGAATTTATCTGGCCCGACAATATTTGTAACTTCTGCGGTAACAACAGAGCTTGAATTTGCATCAACATTTACAACAACATTTTGACCAAAACGATCAAAGGCACCAATCGCGTCATCAATATAAATTGTGTGCAAATTAATGGCTGATGTCGGTAAAACATAAAGCCCTGTCCACGGCGCAGGCGCTGCGGTTGAACTTCTATTTAAAACAACTCGATCCCGCGCAAACCGCCAAGGATAAGAACACAACGCATCTTCGAGAATGTCTTCAAAAAGCTTATTGCCAGTCTTTGCTGGCAATGTGTTTTCGGTAAAAGATGTGATTTCGTCAACGCCAAGCTGGGCTAATGCCGCATTCATAATTTTAAGCGATGAATTAGAAACTGAAAGAGGCGTTACAGTCATATAGCCAACCTTGTTTTAAAGAAAGGGGCAAGCAGGCACCCACCCCTTTCAATGCTTCTCTTTCATCGCAGTGCGTAACCTAACCAGAAAGAGAATGTTACATCTGCCCCATCTGCCACTGAGACAGATGATCCTATTAAGATGGTGCGGGTGACAAAGTAGAAACTTTGTAAACCCCAGCATCTTCAATCACGATTGCGCCAAGAGACATAGAAGACACAGCAGACCAAGCTGACCGCGTGTTTTCATAATCCCAAATCGTATTGATTTCTTTGTTGACGCCGTGACCAATTGCAGTCCTGTGCCAAGCTACGTTGGTCGCAATGTTTGTACCAGCTACACCGTGATCAATGTTTGGCATAGGCATCCACATTGTTCCCATCCAGCTTTTTGCAGTCAAGTTTCCTTTGAATGGGAGGTTTTCAGCGGAAACATAATCTGCATTGGCAAATTCAGGAACCTTCAGGAATTGCGCCCAAGCATAAGGGTGCAATGCACAAAAACGGTTTCCATCATCAGGAACTTCATTAACTGAGAATGTTGTTACAACGCTCATAGCTGTATCAAAATCCCAAGCAGCAGTGTTATCGCCCAAATCAGTTGAGTTTGCGCCAGCCTCAAGAGCATCGAGGATAACCTCGTCAGTCTTTTTGCCTAATGCTGCAACTTGTGCAGTTGTATGAGCGCGTTTTTCCTCAATGTTTAATTTGAGCAAATCCAGATCATCAACCAATGTGGGAACATAATAGTCCACCATATCGGCTTTTACTTTGCTGTGCGCTGGATCTTGAAACGTATGCTCTGCATTACGTGTTTTAGATTGCGCTGCCAAAGTTCCAAATTTTTGGAAATATACAGATTTAGCTGCAACTGTGCCTTTACGGGTCGTATTCATTAAACGAGAGCCATATTGACGGTACAGCAAGTGAACGTCTGCGTTATATTCTTCAATAAACGCTTGGTCGATAGTTGATGTCATTTTTACACCTATTAAGTTAAATTTCAGAACGGAGTCGGGTGTTCCTCAAACTAACTCAACGGGTATTCCTATGCGGAGCCGCCTTGCGTTTTTGGGGCCGTATAAGAGGCATTCATGTAAAACTTTACATATCCCTCAAAATCAATCTGTGCTTTTAAATCTAATATGTCAAAACCTAAATGTTGTAGCCATTTAATACGCTTGCAACTAGATATGGGAACAATATTCCCAAATCCATCCCAATTAGGTTTTTCTGTCTCTATAAATCTTTGGCATAACCGCGTCATTTGACGCCAATATTTATCAGCAAGATTTGTTCCTAAAAGCCAGATAATACCAATGCTAGAATTATCAGGAACAGCGTTAATACCGCCAACAGCCACAACTCTGTCATTTGCCCACATTGTTACATATTTATCGGAAATACAGCTTGTAATCATCTGGCTATAAATATCTGTGCCAGTTGTTTGTATTGCGTAAGCCAGTTCATCCCTGTCTGATTTACGCATATATTTGTATAGCTCCAAAACATCATAAAGAGTGCTTGGAGCTAAAAAGAATTTAATTTCGCGCTTGTTGCTCTGCAAAAGCTTGCCACCTTGATCTAACCATAGCCGTGTAATCTTCATCTTCGCCAAATCTTGCATCTGCTTGCAAATTGCGAATTTCGTTGCGCGATAGCGGCTTGGCTTGCACAGAAGTTCCAACATCATCAGGCGCAAAGCCTCTTGATGCGTTTTTGTTCATCATACTTTCCATAAGCTCAACGCCTTGGGCTGTTGTCATTACTTTACTAACAGCATCAAAATGTTTTTCGTCTATATTAGACGTTACCCATTTATTAAGCTTGCTAACGCGCTGATCAACATTATCGCCAAGTTTAGCGCGTTCTGCTTCAAAATTGGTTTGGGTTTGCCCGTACACATCAGATATTAACGATTTGAACGCTTCTGGCGGCACATTATTTTCTTTTGCCCAGCTTCTAAGTGCTTGATCAACGCTTTCTGCTGGCGCGTCAAAGCCTTCTGGATATTCATATGCGCTTGCATCATCTGGTACGCCAAGTGATTTTGCATAATCTTGCGCAGCTTCCTCTTTGATTTCCGCGCGCAAATCTTCTGTCTTCTTCGAATACGCTCCATAAAGATCACTGTAGGCTTTGGCTTGATCTTCGGAAGTTTTGAATTTGTCTAAAAGCCAATCTGGGCGTTCTCCCTCACTTGTCGTTTCAACAGCTTGCGTTTCAGCGGGTTCGCTGGACGCTTCATTTGCATCAAACATTGTGGCAGCTTCTTCTGACATTTTTATCCTTTCGCTTTAGATTTACGCCTTGCGTCAAGAATGCCCACAAGTCGGCGCATTCCTTCTTGCATCCTTAATTCTGCATCTGTGCAGCTTGGATGCATAACCGCGTCCGTTGTTATTGAACGCAAATAAGTCATTAAATTTTCACCATCTGGTGAGTTCAAAACATTGCGGCATGTAATGTTTATGTTTTCTTCTGCATTTGCTGGTCGCTGAAAACTATCAAAGGAGTTTTTCGCTTGATCTTGGATCTCGCGTATTCGCCGCTCAATATATTCGCTCATACGGGTTGTTGCGCCTGTTGTTGCATCATCATCATTTGCTGGGCTTGCTGCTCCATCGACTGCACAATTTCTTTGCTCGATTTAAACAACTTTGTTTCCAAGCCCATTTTTTCAATTAACCAAGGGTGCAATTCCTCCATTTGATACATTGAGGTTGCAACTTGCGGCCCGTACATTTGTGCTCGCATTTGGTAATCTTGCATTAATTTTTGCAAATCGCGCCCATTTTGTGACATGGCAATCGGAGAAATAGCGCGGATCTGTATGGCTTTGCCGTTAATGACGGGCAATTCTATATCGCCGCGTTTTTCCAAAATATACAAAGCTCTATAAATATAAGGCTGAATAAACTCATAAAACACACGCGCAAACCCTGCGGATGTTCGATGCGATAAATCAGCCATGCGTTCAGCTACCTCAGTAGCCGTTGCTGGCGTTTTATTGGGATCTGAAAGCATATCATTAAACAATGCGCGTTTAATATTTGTGCGCTGATCGGCCAGCACCACATCTTGCATGTTAAAATTGCCAGTTGAGCCAGTAATTGGCTCCAATCCGCGTGTACCAATCTCTTTGGTTATAATCGTTCCGGGCAAGAGAGAAATATTATCAGCGTTTACAGTGCCTTCATTGTCCGTTTGGTACATTCCAACGATAGACATAGCCGCATTTTCAAGGATCATCTCAACCATAAGGTTTGTTGTGCGAATAGCGCCCATTGCGTTTAACAATGGCCCTCGGCCCCATGTTTCCCCCGCAGCCGTTTGCCAGCGAAATGCTATAAACGGATTTGAGCCTTTGCCTTCCAATTTGCGAACTTGCAGCACTTCATTATGCGTTTCACACAAAACTATGTGATAATAGCACTCAACCTCGACGTTAGAATAATCTCGATAGGTATATTCAATAATTTCCAGTTCTTTTTCGGAATCTTCCCTAAGATCCGAATAAGTTTTCATAGCTTCGCTTTCATTCATGTCGGGATAGCGATGCTTTAAGTGTTTAGCTGGTACTTTTTGAACCCTAAACACGCCGCCAACTGTATCATCCGCGCCGCGCTCTAAATAAACATCCGTTAATGGAACCGCGCGGTGATGAAACGCTTTATCGCCTGTGCCTTCTTCAAACAGCATAATGCCAGTAGAAATAGACATGTCATAAAGGCATTCAGAAATTTCTTGGGAAAAATTAGAGTTCCAAATCTGCTCAAACAAATATTTGTTAATATCATCGAGGTCTTTATTAACAGCCGCTACATCACGCGGCTCAACCATCGCAGATGCGTCTAGTTTTACAAATTCCGTAAAGGGAGGCAAAAGCCCTGCTTGCATACGAGAAACAAACTCGGCCACAGCATTTGCGCCAGTTTCATCAAATATGTCTTCTGCATTGTCGATAGGTTGTGTGTAAAAGCGGCGTCTGGCTGGCATTGTGAGACGCAAGCAATCGTCGTAAAGATTCTCTAAGCGCTGACGGTCTGCTTTTGCAGCATCGCGCCTTTTAATAATTGCCTTAACGTCCATTAATTACCTCATGAAAAAAAAGATCGAGCAGACATAAAACTACCAACGCCAGACAACATCCCACCCATTTGTGCAGCACTTGCGGATCTGCGAGATGCGTTTTGTTTTCTGCGCTGTTTTAGAGCAGCCATATCGCTTTGAGTGCGTTCCTGATTAGCAATTTTTTTAACGCGATCTTGTTCCCTAGCTCGATCTGCTTTAGCCGCTCTAGCTGCGCTAGTTGCTTGATTGTTTTGAAGCAGGGCAGCGCCAGCAATAGTTAAACTAATAGGATCACACATAATTTCACCATATATTGTGTCGTCGGTAAAAAAATGCGCTTTATCTAGTTAAAAAGCAACCCTAACGGCCTCTTGAAAGAATAGACTGGCGATTTCTTTGTTTCGCAGTCATTCCACCGCCTCGATTAAACACAGATTGCTTGTGATAGGCTTGAACGCTGGGTTTTGCGTTAGGATTTCGACCAATTAGCTTTTTGCCGTAACCCATTCTTAGAAGCGCGTATTGCTCTGCATCAGAAATATGCGAATAAATGGATTTTTTGTCGATTTCTTCCCGATCTTTTAGGTAACAATAGCCACCTTTTTTGGCTCCAACGATAAATTTGCAATTTGGAGAGACAAAATAAGCCGGCTTACCCTCTATGAGGGAATTTATTTGAGTTTCTACAGCTCCAACGCGAATAATTGGATCATTTGACCAAGCTGGCGTTACTTCCAGCCCCGCAGCGCGAAAAATCTGGTATGGCGTTACGCTATCAGTCGTAGCGCGGTCTTCCCCTCGAGGATCGCCAGTAATAATTATCTGATATTCAGAATAATGCTCTCGAATATGCGCGGCTAATATATCTGCAAATTGTTTTGCGTTGGTATCTTTCGTTACAAGTTCATCAAACACGCGCACTTGGCCGTACACATCCTGACAAAACGCGGCGGCGGGTGTTAATCCAAAATCAACGCCAATATGAATAGCATCGCCCTCTGTTGGGCCAAATGGCTCAGCGGCAACGTGCATTTTTTCTGAGAAGCCACGATAAACAGGTCTACCTGAGAATATGCGCCCAATTTGGTTTTGGAGCATGTTTCTGATCCAATCCCGCGTTTGGCCTTGCAGCAAATCACTATAATAGGTTTTATCTGTAAATTTGGCGTTTTCGCGGAGAGGATTAAGGTCATACCCCGTTAGCTCTCCGCTTGGCCCATATCTGTCATGCACGGCTGGCGGCTGCTGAAAAAACTCCCAATTTTCTGGTTTTAACAAAGTCAACCTGTCATCTTCGGTCATCCAATCTGGCGGCTCGCTTTGCCCAGACATAATAGACCACCAATGTTCTTCGTGAGGCGCGTTAGTATCCATAAACACACAGGATCGAGTAGGGCCACCTTCGATCATTCTTGGATAACGCTTAACGCGAGATATAGCTGCGGTTACAATTTCTCTGGATAATTCACGCGCCTCATTTAACCAAATAAATGTAAATTCAAACGAAAGCAACTTACGCACATCTTCATCACGATCTAATGCCAAGAACCAAACCTCGGCTTCTAAATCTATTTCTGGAACCCGTATTGTTTGACGAAACGGCGCTCGCCAGCGCACAGGCCCAAAATCATTTTCTGGCAACCAATCCAACCAAGTTTTCATAGTAGTGGTTTCCAACTGCGGAGTGGTGTTACGAATAACGCCCACTCTTACTTTGCGCGGCCCTGTTCTCTGTCCTGTTTTTAAATCTATAGAACGCTCTTGCCCAAGCATTAAACGCAAACATTCTATAACGCAGCACACAGATTTACCCGAACCAATCGGGCCTTGTATGCCGCGCACAAAAGCATTTGAGGACATAAAATCTACAATGGTTTGTCCGTCAGGCGTGTAATTTACATCAACCAAACAATTACCCCTACTGCTACGGACAAAAACGCAGCGTTTATTGCTGAGAAGGTAATGAGTTGTTTTAAGCGTTTGCTATCCGCTTTTTTTAACATCATTTGCTTGTAGGCTATATCCGCTGATGTCTGTTCTATTTTATTAGAACGCAGTTGCGTTAATGCAGCGTCTATCCAATCTACCTGTTCTGGCTGTAATTCAAATGCCGCATTAAAATGTTTAGCCACTCTTAATCTGTCCTGTAATTTTAATTCCTTGTGCATGGCAGCGCACTCCTATCTTAAGCCGTTTCTCGCGGCTATACTTCTGACCCTGCGCAATTCTTTTTTCTGCGCATCCGATAATGTTGCAGTTATTTTCTTAGGCGCACCACGCGTTACATTAACCACGTGCTTTGCCTTTCTGACGCACCAGTATCCGTCTAAGTCAAAAAACCCCCCTCCCACTTTAAATAAACAACCCCGAGGAACACGATCCACTTTCGCTTTGCTCTGCAAACCAGATTTACGAGGCTCTATTTCCTTCTCAACTATATTACGAGAAACCATCATACGATCCCCGCGCAATGAAACAGGCGTAGGCTTGGGAGGCACTATACTCGTTACAGTCTTTGCCTTAGCTCGCTCAAAAAAACTCATCCAACCCTCGCAAACGGACTATCAGACAATCGCGCAGCATCACGCCGCTGTTCAGCAATCTCAATATGCTCAGAACATACCCACATCCGTCCTTTGCGATGCTCAGGTATCTCGGACGCAATCCCGCCGTAACCAATCCCAAATGGCGCTGGCGCAGAACAAACAAAACACAAATAACTCTGAGGCTGCATTATATACGTGCTGGTCGGGTCACTAGGGTATCGCTTCATCGTTTTTTCCCCTACCCCCCTGTACCACCTCATTGCTAACGGGAATTTGCTGCAAACTTTCAGCTTCACCTTCTATCACTATGCCTGTGTCACTCGTGTTAAGATTAATTGAGATGTTTACCTCACGTCCTGATCCATCATTGCTCGCAGCCTGTACCTCTTGGCTGTTGTACCCAGCCCTGTCCAACAAGTCCGCTGCTGCTAACTGCCTGACGTTCTCGCTTCGTGCAGATGTGGCGAGGTTTAGCATGGTCTGTAGGCCTACTCTGGCTCCGTCAAGCAAGTGTTGCCTAATTGCCACTTGTAACCCCGCTCTCCCTCTATTGCTTCTCAGGAAGTGCGAACATGTTGATCTTCCAGAATAACCTGCT